CCCAGTGGCGATTACGACAGCAGCATGGTTCCCGTCGTGGCACTCAACGCCGCCGGAACGACGCTGATGCAGGTCGACTGGTGTGCCTGTGGGTACTTGGTCTAGGAGACAGAAATGTCTGAAGAACTGAAAGAACTTCTTGGATCGAAAGCTGATGCTTTCGAGGCTAATCAGGAGCTTGTCCAGTCAGCTATCGCTGTGTGTGGAGGCAAACTTAGTGTTTTGCTTCCGGCGCTGTTGTGCCTGATCGGGGATGATTCTGCCAAGAAAAAAGCAGCTTCCAAGAAGAAGTCCTGAAAAACTTACGGGCTGCACAGCCAGCGTTTCCGTCTCATAAACTGAACCTGCTGTGCAGTTCGTAGGGTTTTTTGTCCAACAAGTAGGTACTGATTATGGATACGCAAACTAGGCAGACATTTTTTGTTCTGCTCGGAGGCGAGGAGCCGAATCCAAAACTTATAGAGATGTACGAGAAGGTTTGTGAAATGCTCAATAAGGCAGGATTGAGCAGAAACCTTCCGGTGCCCCTTCTGGCTGTCATGGCGTATCTAGCGGAGTATGATCCGATCGAAGATAGTTGCGAGCATGATTGGCAGCAGTTAGAGAACGGGACTCTGCTGTGCTTCAAGTGCGATGCTCAAAGGGTTGCTGATGGCTGAATCTACCCTGACCCTGACCGTAGATGAACTCCGTGACCAGATCACTGAGGAGTTTTACGGCGGGTTGTATTCTGCTCTATCATCGAACGAGAAGACTATCGTTGGCAGGTTGGTAGATTCTGGCATAAGGCAATTCAATTCCCCTCCCCCGGTGGGAGGTCTCGCCCATGAGTGGAGTTTTCTGTTCCCGGCATCGACGCTCTCGATAGAGGCTCCCTACTCGACAGGGACGATTGCATACGATGATACTGGCGGATCTTCCGAGAATCTCATCACCCTAAGCGGTGGAACTTGGCCCTCGTGGGCGGCTGAAGCGAATATCAGGATATCGGGGACCGATTATCCCGTATACAACCGAGTCAGTGACACGCTAATCACTCTGGGTTCATCGGATAATCCCGGTGCGGACGTAGCGGCAAGTACCGCATATAATCTGCACAAAGACGATTACACGCTTCCGGATAATTTTGGTCGGGTCATGGGGGCGTTCACCTTTGCCCAATCGGATAATGCTTGGTATACGGCGCAGATTGTGGGTGAGTCTAGGATCCGCGAGCTTAGGATGCGAGGATCAAACAATGCGTCATCTCAGGGAGATCCTAGATTTGCAGCGATTCGGCCTGTCTCAAGGAACGATAACTACACGACCGGGACCGTGGGGTATGACCACACTGGAGCGTCATCGGAACGCTTGATTTTTTCCAGCGGTGCAACTTTCCCGTCGTGGGCTGGAAGCGCGAAGATCAGAATCGCATCAACTACCTACGACGTAGAGACTAGGGTATCGGACACACAACTGAATCTAACGAGTTCGTCTAATCCCGGTGGTGATGTTAGTTCTGGCACTAGTTACACCCTGATGCACGCATCCGGTGGTCGTCAGGAGGTTGTGTTCTGGCCTAATATTACAGCATCGGCCACTGTGACTTATCGGTACCGGATTCTTCCAGATCAGCTAACTGACACAAACCTGTACCCCTATGGTGCGACAGACCATAGTGAGGCTATACTGTACTCATGCTTGGCCGAGGCTGAGCGAAGGTTGGACGGAGAGAGGGGTGTGTACTGGCAGCGATTCGTAGAATGCCTTGCCGGTTCCATTGCTAGGGATAGTCGGGACAATGCTCCTGACCATTTTGGGTACAACGGGGATATGTCCGATGGTCGGGCTGTTTTTTCTGCTCATCGGGATTATCTCTTCGGATCTGCGGTGAGCTATAAGGGTCAGGGAACTTAAGGAGAACAAGATGAGCGGAAGGCACCAACTACACGACGCGACGGGAGTTGTCGCCTCGCTTGACAACGGGGATTACCTGATCGTCGCGGGGGACACGGTCCCGAGCGATGGTGTTACGGGCTATTCTGTCGGATGTCTGTTCATGCAGACGGATGGATCGGCAGGATCTGCGCTGTACGTCAACGAGGGGAGCAACACTTCTGCCAATTTCGATGAAGTCGGCACAGTTTGAAGGTGAGGTGACCAATGGTTTCTTCGACAACTAGCATACTCAGTGAGCTAGGCAACTCGACCTTCAGTGGTGGTGGGCATAAATACGCCGTACTTAACGCTGCGGCTGATGGGACAAGGGAGGTGGTGGCCGCCGTCACGGGGTCGAAGATCCGCGTCCTTGCTCTCGTGGCGGATCAGCAAGCGGATGCTGCTGCGACAATGCAGTTCAAGAGTGCCACCACGGCCATCATGGGCGAATTGGTTTCAGCCAACACCAAGATGCTCGTCGTGTTGCCGTTCAGTTCTGCTGGCTGGTTTGAAACATCTGCCGGTGAGGCATTGCAAGTGACAACTGCCGGGACCGACGTGACTGGATGTCTGGTCTACGACGAGGTTGCGGGTTGATGGGGTAGTAGATGCCTCCCAAAGCAAGAAGTGTAAAAATCCCGTTCCCTCTCAAGGGGATGCACGAAGGGGCTTCATTCGAGGATCAGCCATCGGGAACGACGGTCGATTGTCAGAATGTAAGGTCGTTTCCAGCGGACTCGTCTGAGGTCGCAGCACAGAACGCTAAAGCCTCAGGACGCGCTAGGGGTGGTCAGAGACCGGGCCTGTCTAAATATATGCCTACTCAGTGGGCCAGTAATCTGACTCACCGCCCGTCGTTTCAGGATCTGAATCAGATCGTCTACTCGGAGCTGACCCCTAATACCGGAGAGGGTCATGTGATCATGCAGACCACTTCTGGGACAGGCGGTTACACCTTGGTAGATAATCAGGGAGTTACAGTAGGGACTGGTGGTGCTGGAGAGACCTACCAGATGGCGGAGTGGGGTGAGGACGGATTCGGATATGTCATCACTGCCACTAGCGATCCGGAGTTGGTGGTCCGTAAGATTAGCAAGACTGGCGCTGTATCTTGGACATGGACTAGTGGCGGTAGTATGCCGACCATAGGTCTTGGAGGGGCAACAGAAGTAGTCAGGGGTATGGGCACAGCTCAGAATACTCTCTTTATATGGTTGCGTAACGTGACCGGAGTAAATGGAGAGGCTATTTATCGAGTGGATACAGGGGATGGTCTACTTCGGGATACGACATACTGGAAGCGAAGCGAGAATCAGAGCACGGGAGTCTTCGAGAACTTTTATCCCAGCACTGATTACGAGGCAAACAACCATAACCTGATGTCTATCAGTCGCGGAGTGATAGGCATGTTGTGTTTCAATAATTCGGGTGCGCAGGGAGCGACGACGAATATTACCAGTGCACTGGATCACGATGTCAGCAATGCTGACTTGACTACTGCCATTGAGGGGTTGACTAATCTGTCCTCCGCGAATGTTACCGTAGGGGGAGGAGAATTATCCGCCGATAACGATGTTACGATAACATTCTCCGGAAACAAGGCGGCACAGAGCGTATCCAAGCTGATCTTTACCGACGTTGACCTGTCGGGTGGCGGGACGAATGCCATAAGCACGATTACAGACGGAAATACCGAGCAGAACGAGGTTCAAAAGCTGACGGTAGCAGCTACAGGTGGTACGTTCAAACTGGCATTTGATGGGTCGATCAGCCTTCAGGGGCTGAGTCTGGAAACTGGGGCGCAGTTATTCTGCCGGTCGTCCCACCTGTATGGAGTGAAAAGTGGTGGGGCGGCGCTGGATGATGTGAATCAAGAGCTATCAATAACGTCCGACGAGGCAGGAAACTTTTACACGCTGTCGAAATATTCTACTGATGGCGGGTCCAACTATAATTTTGTTCTAACAAAATTCGATACCGTTGGAGATGTGCAGTGGACTAGATCTCATACAGGGACCACCAGAGATGTCGCTTACGACTACGACGGGCAGAGGCTGGTCTGTGTGGGTGGTAGCGTTCAGGGAACCACTCACAGCTTTGCAATCGTCAAGGTTGTGGATGGGACCGTTCTGAATAGCCAAGATGCGCATGGTACGGCGACTTGGAATTCGTGTGAAGTTGACGAGCAGGGTGGATACCGGCTCGCAAGAAATGCAACAACAGTCAATCTGGCTAGGATGACGAATGCTACCGTCCCAGTAGAGGACTGGATCGTATCTGTAAGCGGCAGCAACAACAATCAGGAACGGATCGGTATAGCCAGTATTTATTCTCTAGAACCGTCGAATCAGTTGGCCACTCGCCAGACGGTTCAGGTGGCTGTGGCCGGGGGTGTTGTCAGGAAGTTCACCGATGCTGAGTGGATAGATGTAACCAACAGTACGAATATCGGATCCCCGCCTCTAGACAAGTCGGTTCCAGTGATATTCTCGGCATCTCTCGGCGGGAAGTTGTTTTTCGCAGACGGAAGGAACATAAAATACTACGATCCGAATGATCCCCAGCCTCATGGATCGATAAAGACGTGGGCTTTGGATGACGGGACTCTTCCGGTAAGCACAAGGGATGGTGTGACTGGAGAGATGCGCCCTCGGCTTATCGAGGAGTGGCGGGGACGAATCGTCATGTCGGGCCTGTCCACGGATCCGCAAGAGTGGTACATGAGCAAGGTGGGTGATGCCTTTGATTGGGAGCAGGCCCCCACGGTATTGACGGAAACCACCGCTACCAGCGGAACAAACGCCCCTGCTGGTAAGATGCCGGACATTATCACTGGAATGATCCCGATCAGCGATGATGTTCTGGTCTTTGGTGGTGATCATACGATCTGGATGTTGTCGGGTGACCCCATGCAGGGTGGTCGATGGGATCTTATGACCGACACTATCGGCATGGCGTGGGGCAGGGCATGGTGTCGAGATAACGGTCACGGCTTCTACATGATGGGCAGCAAGGGTGGTGTCTATTATGGTGCGATAGGTCAGGGCGTGAAAAAGGTCAGTGCCGGTCTTATTGACGAGAGGTTGTCAGATATAGATCTCAGCGCCCATCTCGTTCGATTCTTGTGGAACGAGAAGGAGCAGGGGGTCCATATTTTCATCACTCCGAGAGAAGTTTTACTGAATACGCTAAATTCATCTACTACTTCACATTTGTTCTACGATACTAGGACTGAATCGTGGTGGTTGGATAAGTTTGCGGATAAAGACCATAACCCCAAGGCTGTTCTGACTATAGACGGGGACTTGGCCGGAGACAGGGCGATCATACTCGGCGGGTGGGATGGTTACCTGAGGAAGTGGGACGAGTCTGAGGATGATGATGACGGAACGGCGATCAGTAGCCATGTTTACTTAGGCCCGATTGAGGCTGGTTCACAGCTAAGTTCTGTGCGGATTGATGAGATACAGTCAGTGCTGGCTAGAGGTTCTGACGATGTAGATTTTGATTTATATCGAGGAGTCTCTGCGGAGCAGGCATATCGGAATACGACAGCTACGTTTAGCGGGACGTGGTCGGCTGGTAGGAACCGGTCTGAGAGACGCAAGATTCGTGGACGGGCGATATACCTCAAGATGTCAAATACGTCGGTTGGTGAGACGTGGGCGTTCGAGGAGTTGTTGTGCATGTATAAGGAAACGGGTCGTTCAGCAGCGAGGTCTCCCTAATGCCTCAGGGATATGAACAAAATCGACTTCCGGCCGGTTCTACAGGTCCGATATCGCCTGCCCGCGCTCGGAGAAACAGTAATAATTTATCCGGAACAAGCTCTGTGTTGAGGGAAATCGGACTAAATAAGGCCGATCCGGAGATCGCACTCCATATCGTGAGGGAGGGTTTGGGGTCTGGCGTGATCGTTGAGCGGATTCAGGAGGGCGAGTTCGCTGCTTCATATATCGGGCGTGCTGCTAGGGGTACCGAGATAACACCATCAGCGGTGAGCGACAATGATGATCTGCTTACCTCGGGATGGGCCTATGGATACGCCGGTCCCAATAACGGGTACGTTCAGGCAGGATTTATGCAGTTCGAGGTGGATGACACAGTATCGGACGCTGCCACTGGAGTTCCGTGCAGAATTATCTTCAAGACATCTGATGGGTCAGCTTTTAGTGAGCGTGTACGAATAGATAAAAGCGGTAACGTCGGGATTGGAATTACCCCTACCAACAAGTTGCATGTTGTTGGGAACATCCAGTTGAATGCTAGGGGGGAGGTCAGGTTTGCTGACTCAGACTCCTCTCACTACACGGGTATCAAGTCTGCTGCGACGGTGTCATCTAGCCACACATACACACTTCCGGCAGCGTTCCCGGCAAGCAATAAGATATTGCAGTCAACTGACGCTGGGATTCTGTCTTGGGAATCCGCTGGTTCTGGTAGTGGAGACATAACAGGGGTCACGATCCAGACCGACAGTGGCTCTGGCAGCAAGGCGACGGACGAGGACGGGTCTGCCGACTTCATTCTCCAAGGAGACTCGGCTGGCATCGACGTTACCAACAGCGGTGCGACCATCACCGTAGCCCTCGATCTGAACGAGATTAGTGCCGGAGTCGCTGCCGATGGGGATTCGTTCGTATTCGTGGACGCGAACGACAGTAATGCGAACAAGAAGGAGGCTATCGCTGATCTGGCAACCCTGTTTGCCGGTGACGGCCTGACGGCTTCATCGTCAGTGATGGCCGTGAACGTGGACGACTCGACGATTGAAACCAACTCCGATGCCATCAGGATCAAAGACGATGGCGTGACTTACGCCAAGATTCAGAACGTAACTACTACCAACAGGATCTTGGGCCGCGACTCTTCCGGTGCGGGGGTAATCGAAGAGATTACACCGGCTAATCTCCGCACGATGATAAACGTCGCTGATGGTGCTACTGCGACGACAGACACCAACACCACTTACTCCGTTTCATGCGTGGATGGCGACAACTCTGACGAGGAGAAGATACGCCTGACGGCTGGCGGATCTGGATCAGGAACGGACGACGTGGTCTTAGAGGCCGGTACGGGACTCTCCATTGCCAGAAGCAGCGACAAGATTACGTTTACCAACACGGTATCCGACACGGACACAACCTACTCCATCTCGTGTGTCGACGGTGACAATTCCGACGAGGAGAAGATCCGTCTTACGGCGGGAGGTTCTGGGTCTGGTACTGACGACATTGTGCTGGAGGCTGGGACCGGGCTTTCAATAGCTAGAAGCAGCGACAAGATTACGTTCACCAACACAGTCAGTGACACCAACACGACATACGCGATCTCGTGCGTCGACGGTGACAACAGCGATGAGGAAAAGATTCGACTTACTGCTGGAGGTTCCGGCTCAGGGACTGACGATATCGTCTTAGAGGCGGGCACAGGACTCTCGATTGCGAGAAGTAGTGACAAGATAACTTTCACCAACACGGTTAGTGACACCAAC